TGCATATGTCATGAGGGAAAGGTAGCCACCGGCTATGTCGTTATCCCGCATGAAATTAAGTTCAACAATTTGACCTCCAAGCACAGGCATGATATTCGACATACCTGTAGTCATGGCGGCGTTCATATTGTAGGCAACGCAACGGCTCAGAAGGTCTACATGGGTCTTGTGGTTCATGACCCAAACCGGATCACCTATTGCATAGTCAGGCGAGGCTATTCCAAGAGCCAAAATGAGCGTCTGGAAGAACTCTGTGCTGGTCTTACTGCCGATATCGAGTTTCAGCACGTTGGAAGCGGAAAGGTCGGTAAAGGCCCCCTGATTCTTTCCCCACCATGTGGGCTGGCTCTTGGCAGCGAGGCGGGTAATAAAGCCGACAGGCATTTTTTCACCCGTGCCGTAGACTATAGACTTGTCTACTCCGAGACCTATAGACTGACCCAGGACGTCAATGACATAGGCAAGAAGTTCAAGATCGTCGTCATCTTCCAGCGTCGAATTTGCGATGGCCACATAGCCTCCGACTTTGTAGCCATCCATCTCGAGCTGAGTAAACACGATGTCGAGTTCGTTGAGCGCGCCGACAGCCTCTGTCCATATCGCTTCTGGGACGGTTCCCGCCACATTCAGCCTGGAGGTGCCTTTTATTGGCCTGACAGTAATGAATTTGATGAGCTTGGAATAACGATCCACGTTATTCCTGAGGACTCCGAACAGGACATCCGGAATTCCGAGCTCGCCGCCCTTGACAGAACGATTTGTGCCTCGCAGATCGCGCAGATTACATATGAAAGTCCGCACGTCATCACGGGCGACGAGAGCCGAGCGCTGTTCGGGAGTCTCGCCCAAAACGCTCATTGCCCTTGTGTAGTTCCATATGTTCGGCATAGGATCCGCCACAGAATCACTCCTTTTCTGTATTCCAGCGCCGGGCTCGGCGCTTCTTGCGGCCTTGCCGGCCGCTTCGATTTCTCCGATCTGCCTCTCCAGCTCGGCGATCTCGCCAGATATGCGGGCCTGCTCGCTCGCGTTGGTTTCCCGCGTCTGCTCGAATTCGCTTACAAGCGTTTCCACGACTTCGCGCTCCTCATCAGTCGCGGCCTCATTTATCGCC